CTCGCATCGTTTCGCGCCGTCCTATGTCGACCTCTGGGTAAAAGGCGGCTCCTTCCTCCTCGGTTTTTTTGATCCACCTCGCCTTCGGACCGGTCCACACCTCCTGGCCTGCAAACTCAGGACCGTAGATCAGCGTCGCCTCGCCGAGCTCCTTGCGCTCTTTGGCGAGCTTGAGATTCTCTGCGGCCTCCTGGTTCCACTTGTGCAGGCCAGCGGCCCAATTCTCGAAGGTATCTCCGACATTGATCTTTATCAACTCGCCCAGGAGCTCTTTCGTGTCGGCAATCTCGTTGCCGATTGCCTCGTAGCCAGCGGTCGCCTCGCGCATCGCTACCGCCTGCCCGCCGACCTGGCTTTCGATCTGCTCAAGCATCCCTCTGTAGCCCTTGAGCTTGAAGGTCTCCGCGTCGACGGTTATGCCTACACGGCGCAAAGCCCCTACCATCCCCATGGACGCCTTGCCGAGCATGTTGGCCGCAGAAACCACAGAACTTTCGCCACCGCCCATGAGAGCTGCGAGGTCCTGCATCGCCTTGATCGACCGAGGCATGAGTTCGTTGGTGATGTCACCGTAGGTAGAAAGAAATTTGACGCCCTGCAGAGTAACCTCGTCGCCGAAATTCGTCACGGTCTGCAGGCTTGACGCCATTTTTTGAAGACTGGATGAGAACTGCGGGGTATAGCGCCCCATCGATTTGAGCGCCGCCTCCATGCCGAGCACCGCTTTTTCCTGCTTGTTCGACGCTTCGATGAACTCTTTACTGGCGCGAGTCACGCCGTACAAGGCAGCGCCGACCGCGGCACCGATGGCGAGCCAGCTTTTACTGATGCCGTCGCTCACCTCCTTCGATGTCGAACCGACATCCTTCATCGCCTTCTTGCCCTGGCTGGCGAACTGCTTGATCTTCGCGGTTCCCTTGTCGTCAACCTCGAGAATCACCGTCACGCTATTTTTAGCCATGGCTCACCGTGCCTTGATTTGCTCTCTGTGATGCTTGTTTATGGCCTGCTCGATCAGGAGCATGTCGTTCCACTGCTGATGAGAAAGAACGTCGCTCGGGATCTTCCTGCCGACGTCCTGCAGATTCCGAATCCGCATGAGATTCCTCAGGTAGGCGGGGATCTCTTCCGGTTTTTTTTTCGGACATGTTCCGCACTTCCTCCCCACGAAGTCGCAGGCCGCTTTGTTCTCGACGTCGCAGAGCTCAGAGATCGCTGCCACGACGTCGTCCATTAGTTTTTTGAGGAGTACTTAACCCTCCCTGGCTGCCGGAGCATCTGCTGATGGCCCCGGAAAATTCTTGCAGCCATGAACATGAGCAGGTCTGAGGCCTGCTCGCGGACGATCTCCTTCCAGTCCGCACGGTAGAACTCGCTCTTCGGATCGCACGAAATTGGCAGCGCATTCCCGTTTTCTCCAGCCACCCCGAAGGAGCCGTCCTCGAAGCCCTCAAAAATCTTGTAACCGAAGTCGAGATTCGCCTGGTCCGATCTGTCTTTTATTTCACCGCTGTCGCGCTCGAAGAGCGACTGCGTGTAGGCCTCCCTTTCGTCCAGGGTAGGCATACGGTACTGAAGAACGATCTCTCCGCCGGTGACGGCGTCGAGGATCACCATGTCGTGGACGATGTCCTTGCCTAACACTCTCATAAAGCCTCCGTTAGGTAATCGCGATGCTTATCTCATCGTCGCCGCTCGTCAGGATTAGCAGCGCGTCTATGGTGTGCATGAACCGCCCTTCTCCGTCCTCGATCCCCACGTCCTGAAGCTGGACCTTCGGGCAGGAGAGCGCGAACGTGTTGCCCGCAACCGACCCCCAGCTGGCGTCCAGGTCGATCGTGGTGCCTGCTCGCCATTTCCCGAGGAAGTCATAGGTAGCGGCGAGAATCGCCTCCGGGGTGAAGTTTATCCCCGGCTTGCGGTTCGTGATAATCGCCGAGGCGTTCCCGCTGCTTTTTAAGACGCTTGGCCTCATCGCGACGGTGTTGTTCATGTTGAGCTCGAATTGCTCTAGAACGCAGGTAGAAAAAGCATCTAAGGTCATCGTCACGCTTGAGAACACCGGCGGCAGCGCCGACTCCAAGGTCACGCCGGCCAGCAGCGCCTCATCTGTTTCCGACCAGTCGGCGCATTGGAACTCGAACTTCATCATTCCCGGTTTGCCGGCCGCAAGGGTAATTATCACGTTACCTCTGGCTCCCCACCCAAGATATTTCTTCCCGTCGACCCATAGGCCTATTGTTGCCGACGGTATGGACGTCGATGCAGGCGCGTAGGTGACCGATGTGCCGCCGACGATCGTCTCTCCTAGTCCGCAGGCCTGCAGAGCATCAGAATAATGCGGGGCGTTGCCTGCCCCGGACGAACTGCCGACCATCTCGACCTCGAAGCCGAAGGTGGCGCTCCTTTTTCCGGGGATCTGAACCATCGGAGAAAGGCTCGCCCTCACGGGATCGCGCTCGTTCATCTCAATGCTTGGTTTGAAGGTCGGGTTGAACACGAGCATTCCGTCCGCAGCGATCAAGGTCTCAGCGACCCCTTCGACGGCTTCAAGTTCAACCGCAACCACCGCTCGTTGGGTTAGCATGGTCATTTATTCTTACCTCCTTTCTCCTCTGTATCTTGGACCTTTTCCCCCTTCTCAGGGGCTTTTTTCTTGGTGGGAGGATCTACTGTCCGCGATCCGCCCTCTTTTGACGTGATAATCATAGAACACCTCCTTGTTAGCTATCGTTGATGCGCCTGTAGTATCGGTAGGTAATGACCTTACGCAAAAGCCCGAGTTCGTCGGGCCCGACGAGCTCCGTGCCCTCCTCGCTCGGCAGGTCCATCATGTAGACCCCATCGACGTTTAGGTAGTTGTCGTCGAGGACGTCTCTGATGCTTGTGGCCAAGTCGAGGACGCCCAGCGTGGCCGGGTCGGTGGCTAGGAGCGCATCCTCGCCGCTTTTGAGTAATTGATAAACTGCGACCATCACCTCGATCACCGCGTCGTAGCAGTTGACATATCGGTGCCTTTCGACATCTCCATCCTTCACTGCAATGCATGGGTATCGCGCGGCAGAAGGAACCACGGCGAGGTCATCCGCAATGTAGATGTCCACATCGCGCACTCCGAGCAGACCTGCAGAGCTGATGATCTCGTCCTTTACCGCGACCAAAAGGTCCTTGATGTCGTTCGTGCTCATATCCTTTCACCTTTCATCTTGCGGGCGAAGTAAGTCTCGATGTTGCGCTGCGCTCTCGGCCCGAGATACTGGTGCACATTATCCATTATTCCTCGGGGAGGAACCCTTGCGCTGAAGGTCGTTTTCCGCAGGTGAATCCCCATTCTATGCAGACTTGCTCTATGTTTTGCCGTATAACCCCAGGTATAACCCTGCGCGGACTTCTCTGCCAGCCTTCGCGTCCATGCCCACCTCCCGCCGCCGAGAAAACCAACCTCGGCCGTGAGGTTCGCCTTGTTCACTTTGTACCTGATGCCAGGCGCAAAGCGGGTCAACGGGTTTCTTGCTGCTCTGGCTTTAAGCAGAGCCTTCTTGCCGCGCGGTTGACTGATCCTGGGGTCGGAACGATTCGACAGGTAGGATAGCTTTTGGAGGCGAAGGTTGCCGGCCTTTAAGTCGGCCTTGGCATCCTTCGACAAGAGGAAGGCGCTTTTGAATAGTGCCGCCTGCAGGGCGGTGCGGATTCCCTTGCGCTGTCGTTCCGCGATCTTTTCCAAATCGCCGATCAGTCTGAATACCGGCGCGAACATTCATTCTCCGTACCTATAAAACTCGCCTTTCTGATCTGGTTAGGCCCAGGTGCCATTCGCCTTCCGTGGGCCCGCCGCCGATTATCTCTAGCACTTGCCAGGTTTCGCCGCCCATCGTTATCTGATCTCCGACGGCCGCGACGGCAACTTCGCTCACGCGGATCCGGATCTCCGCCCGGTCGCCTGGCGCCTCAGGGTTAATAGCCGCATCCTGTTCCTGGCGAATTATGGTCACGGCTACCGGGCTTCCGACCCTGGGTGTATAAGAGGCGGCCTCGGCGAACTCGCTTGTGTTATAAAATAAGTTCGAGTTCGCGAGGTCGCTAATCATTTGGTTTTTTAAGGTTACCATCTTTAGGGCTCGACGTCGCTAGGTGGCTCTCCGGTTTCATCCTCGCCGGGCTCCTCGGTTTCATCCTCGCCGGGCTCCTCGGTTTCATCCTCGCCGGGCTCCTCCAGTTCCTCCGGTTCCGGTGGATAGAGCTCCTTCCGCAATTTCTTTGGGCTCCACTTTACTGCCTTAAAGATCTCCCGATCCGAGTTCTCTTTACTGTTTTCCACCAGCTCAAGCGCCACCTCATCGGGGTATTCCTTGATCGTGCCCTTCTCATGGGGCTGTGGCTCTCCGTCGACCATTACCTGGACGACGGAGGCCGGGCCCTCGTATTGCACTTTCTTCATGTCGGTCCTTCCTTTCGGCAGGACATTTCGTCCTGGGCTGGTATTTCTGGTCGTGGCCTATTAGGTCACGATGGTGTCATAGAACAGGTGCCCAGCATCGGCGCCGGTGATCTTGGCGTCCACGCCAGCCTCGCATCTCAACACCCACTGGCTTTTCTTATCCTCCCAGTACCGATAGATCTCCCGATAGCCGTTCTGGCGTACCAGCGCGGTGGGGAGATCCTTAGTTTTTCGCCAGCTGAAGATGTAGCCGGCGTTGGGTGAATCGATCTCCGGGGTGCCGGTGTGGTAGTAGAGCAAGGCCGAGCCCTTGCCAGCGTTCACCTCCCAGATGTTGGCCGCGGTGAATTCGGTGCCGGCCACGGTCTCCTCATCGGTGTTGGTGATGGCACCGCCGATCAGGACCTTGTCCAGCTCGAACATGGCCGCGATCATCTCGGGCGTGATGTCCGCCGGTTTGCCCTGGGTGCCGCCATACTTGATCCGGTCGAGGAGCACGCTGGACTCCTTCAGCTTGCGGAAGGTGTCCGCATCCATTGCTAAGCGGTTCGGATAGACGCCGATTCGCTTGCGGATGGTTTCCTTGGCGTTCAGGACGTCGGTGACGAACGTGTTTGTGGTATCCGTCGGTGCCCACAGGCCGGCCGCATCCTCGCTGCTCGTCCAGGAGGCAGCCGCGAAGGCCACGGCTGCTGCCAGCACTTCCATCTTCAGCATGATAGCGTTGGTCACGAAATTGGTCCCGGTAATCAGCGGCTGGATCGGGACGTCCGCGTTGTTGATGAGCTCGATGGGTACCGGGTGCTCCAGGCTCCAGTTCTCGCAGAGATAGGTATCGCTGGTCACTTGATAGCCGGACCTTGCTGAGTCACCGCCGGGCCCGCGCCGCTTGGCTTCATCCCGGAACCAGGCGCCCTTCAGGAACTTAAAGAAATAATCGCTTTGCTTGGCGACCGGCAGGATCGGGAGCACCTCGGTTGCTATAAACATCTGGTTCCGGAAGCCGACGCTGATATTGCTTAGCGCCGCATCCTTGTGAACCGATTTCGGTGTTGGGAACATTTCCTTCTCCTTTTGTGCTAATCAGTTGGTTGCTGGTTATGCGTGGATCCTGGCGAAGAGGAGCAAAACGCCCACCACGTCATCCTCGGCGCCTGATCCCTGAAGGGTCAGGGCCCTGGCCAAGTCGTTTGCGGTGTCGGCCGCGTCCAGCTTGCCGTTGTCGGCTGCTCCCACGTATTCCGCCTTGCAAAGGATGTTCTCCTCGATCGCGGCGTTGGCCACGCATTTCGAGGTACCGTCAATTCTGATCACGGCGGCCTCGCCCGATGCCGGGTCGTTCTGGAGAATGCCGGTGGGGATGTCGGTCGCGGCATCCATCATCATCGCCTTGCCGTCGGTGTGAATCTTGACAAAGCGGTACTGCATCGCAGCCAGGCTCTCACCGGCTTCGACCGTGATGTCTGTGCCTGAATAATCGACTGCCATTGTGGTCCTCCTTGTTTAGTTCGTCGGCATCTCGTAGGATCCGTAGTACCTCTTGGCGAGCTCGGGATCCTTCTCCAGGACCAGGGCTGTGGCCTCGCCGGTGCTGATTCCCTTTTCCTCGGCGAGCATGGCCGCCTTTTCGGCTACTTCTTCCTCTGGGGATTTGCCGCTCTGGGTTTGGGGCTCCTTGGGCTCTTTGGGCACCACGTCGCCGGCAGCCCCGGTTTTGAAATCGTCCAGTTCCTTTGTCTGGGTCTCCTTCCTGGCTTTCCAGGCTAACTTATAGAATTCGTTGGCCTCGGTGCCGTCCTTTATGGCCTTCATGGTGGTCTCGGGACCTGCACCGGCCTCCAGGATTTCGACCACTCTGTCGCGCTCGCGCTCGGTACCGGACTTGATGAAGCCCTGCTCGGCGGATTCTTTGCCCTCATTGGTGAAATGATCCGCCATCTTAGGCAGATGCTCCGCCAGGAGCTCCGGGGTCAGGTCCTTGGCCTGCGCCAGCTGCTCCAGGATCTTTTGTGTCTCCATTGGTTTTTCCTCCTCAGTCTGTTTTTCGGTAGGGTTGTACTCTACGCGAACTTCGACCGGGCATGGATCGCTTAGCGTTATGCTGATCCCGGCCGTTTGGTCGTCGGCCCCCAGGCTGACGAAGCTTGTCTCTCGGATGTGTGATTTCGTCCAGATCTCCATCGGCCCTTGGACCTCTATTCCGTTTATCACCTCCTTTTCTTTTTCGTCTCGGAGGAGTTTTACTTCCTCCGGCCAAATGCCTATTGATGCTTGCCAGGGGTATCCTTCCTCAGCCAGGTTCTTCACTTCCTGGCCATCCTGGGTGCTTTGGGAGAATTTCCCCTGAACAAAAATGTTATTATCTTTTTTCCATTGTTTTGTGCCGGTCCCGACGATTCTGTCCCTGTTGTGTTCTCTCAGGACCGGCATCTTGGGCTCCAGCCGGATCCCGGCTGTGTCGAAAATATATTTGCCCATCCAGCCGAAGTCGATCACCTGGCCTGTATAGCCAACAATCAAAAAGCCGGTTATCTCGCCGCCGCTCTGGTCATCCTTTCTAGTGAGCTCGACTGGCATGGTAAGCTCCAGCGGCCGGCGCAGTTGAATGGCGTTGGCGCTCTTTGCTTCCTCCCAATAGCTGTTACATTGTGCGAAGGCTTGGTCTGGTTTCTTGCCCTCTTTGTCGATGAGCTCTTTTGTGCATCTTCTCAAATAATCCTGTTTACTTTCATTCTTCCCCGGATCCGGCATCATCTATCTCCTCTTTGGTGTCGCCGCCAGCTGTATCCGGCTGTCGGCCGTTACTAGAGAATTCCAGGCCCAATTCCTTCATTTTTCTTTGTTCCCTGGCTGCCTGCTCTAGGGTCTCTTCCCAGTCCTTCCCTTGATGGGCGGCTTCGTCGGCCAATGTGCTCAGAAAGTTTTCGCGTGCCAGGTTTGCTGCTTGTGTTTCCTTCATCGGGTCGACCCAGCCGCGGCCTGGTCCGATCCAGATCGCTCTGCAGAGGGCTTCTTTTTGCGCTAGAAACTGGGCGCCGTTATCGATAAAAGGCAGCTGGCCACGAATGGCTGATTCTTCCAATACCAATTCATAAATCGGCTGACAAAAATGCCGTACTATCCATTTCCTCCACTTCATAAAAAACCGCCAGGCTTCAAGCAGTGCCGCCCTGGCAGAAGAATAATTTGTCTTGCTAAAATCCTTGAACAAGAGCTCGTAGGGGATTCCCAGCGAGGCCGCTATTGCCCTCAGAACGTGTTCCATAAATCCAGGCATGTTGCTCGACGGCCGTCGCGGGTCGGCTGCGTTCACCTTTTCTCCCGCCTTTAAATAATGAACAAATCCTGGCTCTAAATACTCGAGACGGTTCCCGCTCGCATCTTGTTTCTGTTCGCCGTCGACAGTTGCGTTGGCCACGGCCATATCGTATGGTGCTTCTGTTTCAATAAAAACGCCGAAGCACGCGAGCACTCTTGCTGTTACCACTTCTGCTTCCAGGGTGTCGGCTCGGTCTTTGAACAATGTCAAAGCCGGCGCAAAGAAAGAATATCCTCGGACCTGTCCGGCTCGTCTTACGTGATAGAGATGAAATATATTTCGTCGGCCCTGGTCGTCTCTTGCTTTGACTCTTTTGTCCTCGCCGTCGCTTTTTCGAAAGATGTATTCCTCTGGCTGACCGCGGCTTCCGAGCTTTATTCCGTGTGCATCCTCGCCGAAACCATCCTTTAGCTGGTCACCTTCGATGCATTCCAGGGCTGTGCCGTGGCTTCTCCACGGTTCACCTTCTACCCAGGCGCGTTTCGCCAGCATTTCTCCGTCTCTAAGCACGCCCTGAAGAATCAATGTCTGTATGTCCTCAAATTGAAGGCGGCCGGCCACATCGGCGTTTGGACTCCATCGCCGGAACTCCCACTCGGCTACCCGCTGGAATTCTTCGGCCTGTTCCTCGCTCCAGCCCAGGACCGTGGCTTCTATCCGCGATTGTGGGTTCAGGCCGTAGCCGACGACGTTGTCACTTATTGTATCCAATGCGCCGGCCGCCACCGTATCGTTTCTCGCCAAGTCGCGGGCCCGCTCTATCAGCGTCAGCTTTTCCCAGGCATCTGTGTCCGGCTCGCTTGCCGTTCCGAATATCCAATCGCTTCTGAGGCGATCTAAATCTGCGCCGCGGTACTGTCCCATTGCCAGAGCTAGGGATCTCCGGATCATTCTACGCCGCGAGCTTTCTCTTAAGATACTCATTATGTGGGTCTCCTGAACTCCACTCTATTTCTTGTGGCTCCGGCTTGTTCTCGGTAATATTTTTGTTCGAGATATTTCTCGCGTTCGTGCAGGGCGTCGAGGTTTGCTTTCGTTACGCTCCGGCCGCCTATACTATATGCCTGGCCGGCCATTACGGCAGAGATGGCATCCTGTACTTCTTGCAGCTGCTCCAGAGTAGTCTTTAAAGCCACGGTTTCTCCTTTTCAAAAAAAACCCCAGGCTAAAATGCCGCATTTCTGGCACTCTAGCATGGGGGTTTTAAATGAACCGGTAGGGACCAGCTGGGACCGGCTGGGTTACCTTAAAGTGCTATTGTTTGCTCTTGACATGATTCCTAGAGGCTGTCCTAGGATCCTGTTTCGGCGCCATTCGTCGATCAGCTGAAGGTCCGATTCCCAGCGGCCGTCTATTTTTCTCGCCGGAAACCCTTCTTCTTTAATCCAGCGCTCTATGGTTCTCCATGCTCTCCCTACATGCCCACAAATCTCTTTTTTCCCTCCAATCCAGCTATTGGATTTCTGCCAGGTCACCGAATCGCTCTCCTTACCGTTTGAGCCATTGATCGCTTCGCCGGCCGACGAAGCCCTGGTCTTTCTTTGATGGTGGTGGTGTTGTGCTTGGTTTCGGGTCAGGGACTACGATCACGCCGCCGCCGCATTCCGGGTCCGCCATCGCTGCCGCATAAACTTCGCAGTCCAGAAGGTGGTTGGGGCGGCTCCCCTGTACGGTCCAGTGGAAATGCCCCTTTTTATCTTTCTCTTTTGCCTCAGCTGTTATGTGCCTAGCATACACACTGTCCGCTTCTTTGTGAAGGGAAAATTTTTCGGCTTCGATCCTGGCCCAGATTGCGTCTTTGAAGGCGCCGGTGTTCAGATGCCACAGCCGGATCCCTCCTGGTATCACTCGGCCGCGTTTCCCAGGCATCCGGTCGATTATCGTCATCGTCATTTTCTTGCCGCCGCCCAGCTGCCGCGGGGATCCTCTCACTCCGAACAAGTTCGGCCGGCCCATTGTTCGTATCCATTCGTAGACTTGTTCTGTCATCGTGCTGTCCGGGTCGTCCGCCTCGCCTCCGCCTATATCGATGCCTGTTCTCCAGACCGGGTAGAGGATCCTCTTGTCCTGGTCGTATGGTTCGCTGGGGTAGATGTCGTGAAAAATCCACTGCTCTAGCTCGTCCCAGGTCTCAACGTAGCCGTGCCGGACCAGATGCGATCGCGGAAAATCTCGGAACCACGCCCGGATCGTTATCCAGAAGCCGTACTTCTGCGTGTCGACGCCGGCTGTCAAGGCCACGGCGCCGGCCGGCACGATGAATGGCTCGTATTCCGTCCTGAGCGTTAAAATTTCGGACTGCTCGCGCTCCTGGTGTTTTTCTTTCCAGGGCAGGGCCAGCCATAGGTTCCAGAACGTCTTTAGCTTCTCGACGTCTCCCTGGGCGTCGAAGAATTTCGCCGCGATTTCTGAAAACGTCCGCCATCTGCTGTACAAAGCGCTCCACCAATATCCCCGGTGCGCCGTCCGTGGCCTGGGGATCGCCGCGGTTCCATCCTTCCCTATTGCGTACCAATGTCCTTTGTGTGCGGTCCTTGGCTCCGGGATCCCCGGCTCCGCATCCTTCACAACTTCTGGCCCGGCCGGGATCCAGGTTCCGTATTTCATCATCCAGGCTTTGTGCCGATCGTCTATTTCTTCGTGGCAGTGCTCGCATTCGTATCTTGCTACTCGCCGGCGCACGATGTACTCCGGGTCCCGCTTGTCCTTCGGCCACTCCCCTAGCTTCTCTCCCTTGTGTTTGATTCTGAAAAAATCTAGGACCTGGTAGCCGTGGCAATATGGGCACGGAACCCAGTATTTTCTTTTGTCCGAGCGCTCGTAGCTCTGGTTTATGTACTGCTCCTCGATCGTTGGCGTGCATGATTCTATTATTTTGCGGTTCCAGAATGTGGTGGCCCTGGCTTCGGCCATCTCTGTTGGCGATCCCTGGTCACCTGTTTCTGGCGGGTAGTCGTCTGTTTCGTCCAGGTAGATGTATCTTGCCGATACGTGTCGCAGGTCTGCGCTCGATCCTGCGGTGGCGAACCACAGCGTCATGCTCTGGAGGTTGATTTCCTTTTGCTTTATGTCATCCGGATTGCCGGTGGTGTGTCGCAGCAGCTGGGGCGAATCCGCTATCATGTGTTGGATCCGGACGTTTACTTTTTTTATGGCCTTATCCGTCGGCATCACGATTAATGCCGGCCCTGGGTCCTGGTCCATCGCAAATCCCAGCATATTGTATGCCGGCTCCGTCTTGGAACTCTGAACCGAGCCCATTATGGTTATCCGCTCCACTATCGAATCCTTGAAGTCATTCATTAACTCGATCGTGTAGGGCGCCTTGTCGTTTCTCCAAGGGCCCGGTTCCGGGCTTAGCTTGATCGGCAGCTGCCGGTACTTCTCCGCCCATTCTGCGACGGTTATCTCCTCCGGCGGGGCCCATGCTCTCAGTTCTGCCGGCAGCCAGTTCGGCATCATCTCTCGTATCCCTTTAGTGGTTTTGTTCTGCAATAATCAAAAATAAACGGCCTATCCTCCGCCAGTTTCTCCAGGCCGCCTAGCTCATCGACGGCCTCCTGTACCAGCCAGAGCGGCCGGTCGTGCTTTATCGCCAGGAGAATCTCTCCGGCCCTCCACTCGAGAAAAAACCGGCGCCATGCCTCCTGGTCTATGTGTCGCAGGATCCGGTAGCCGCTGTTTTCAAATTGGCAGCCGCCTCCGCAGTAGATGCATCCGGTCGTTAAAAGGCCGCGCTTCTTCAGTGGGTGTCTCGGCAGCTTGTTGTCCTTCGTGTATTTGATCACCTGGCCGTCAGTCCATCCGAGCAGCGGGTGGGCCTGCCAGAGGCTGCTTTCCTTGTTCTTATAAAGGCTTCCGTCCTTGTGGGCTCGGAGGCTCCGCAGTTGGTCATCTGGCGCTCCTCTAACGCCGGCGAACTTCAGCTGGTATCCGTGTTTCTTCATCAATTTTCGCACCGGGGCGATCTTCATTGCCTGGCAGCAGGCCGTGACGTTCAGCCGGAATCCGTAGTCCCGCTCTTTGTGGGCCTGCATCCACTTCCTCGCCGGAAGTTTTCCCAAGAACGGCCATCCTTTCTTTTCCCATTGCTCCCTGGGGCTCCTGGTCGGTCTCGCGGTGTAGAGCGGCACGCCGTATTGCTTCGCTATCTTGCTCACGAATATTTTGGTCTCCGTGTACTCCATGCCGGTGTCACAGAAAACTGCCGGCGGTCCCTCGGCCATCGCCTTATGCAGGATGTCTATCAATACCAGGCTGTCCGTGCCGCCGCTTATCGCCACTATGGTCTGCCGGCCGGCCTGCTTTGCTGCTTCCCCTATTATCGCCTTGGCCCTGGCCAGCGCCTCCGCGTAGTCCTCCAGTTCCGCCTGCATCTCCAGGTCTTTCCTTGTCTGTTTCGGCGCCGGGAGGTCCTCGGCATAGGTATCGTTTCTTATTTTCTCGATTAAATCCTCCAGGGCCAGGCTGTGTGGCCTGCTTATTGCTGG